TGAAGAAATTATGAACTTGGATATTACAGAAGACAGGATTAACGAATTGCTTGATATCATCGTTTATGCGGCTGCGGGCGTGATTCTTTTAAAGAGCATGGAGTAATTTTTTTACCATGGAGGTTTACTAAAAGTAAATGATATGGCGGATGTTGGATTTATTTTCAGGTATCGGTGGTTTTAGTCTTGCAGCTCAATGGGTATGGGGAGATGAACTTGAGATTGTGGCTTTTTGTGAATGCGATAAATTCTGTCAGAAGGTTCTTCAAAAGCACTGGCCAGGTGTGCCTATAATTCAGGATGTGAGAGATGTCAAAACAGAACTTATGGCCTTCTCCAAGGGCAGGAAATCCGGGGAGCAGACCGAACAAGAAGGGTGGAAAAATACTTGCGGAAGAAGCGAAGAAATCGATCTCCTCACCGGAGGTTTCCCCTGTCAACCCTTTAGTGTCGCCGGGAAGCGAAAGGGCAAGGAGGATGACCGTTTCCTCTGGCCTGAAATGTTCCGTGTTATCAAAGAAATCAGACCCCGTTGGGTTGTTGCTGAAAATGTTGCTGGAATCGTCAGAATGGCACTCGACGATTGTTTATCTGACTTGGAAGGCGAAGGTTACTCCACGCAAGCGGTTATTATTCCAGCTTGCGCCGTCAATGCCCCCCACAGAAGAGACAGAATATGGATTATTGCCCACGATAACAGGTCACGATGTAACGGGAGGTCCAAACAGGACGATAAAGACGGAGAAAGGATTTGCGAGAACGGATACGAAAGGCAAGCCGACCCACGGAGCGAAGTTGTCAGACGTGATCCAATTGGGATTGTGGCGAACTCCTCACGGCAACGATTGGAAGAATGCTTCAACGATGCAAGAACGGAAAGGTCATACCCTAAATGCGAGTCACACAGATACGGCAAGTGTAGAGGGAGCCAGGTTTTGTGGAAAATCCAGGCCGAAGGGAATTTACAAGGGTGGTGGTCAGTTGAACCCGACGTGGGTCGAGTGGCTCATGGGGTTCCCAATAGGGTGGACAGACTTAAATCTTTAGGTAATGCGATTGTTCCGCAAGTCGCAATGCAGATATTTAAGGCAATAAAGGAGATTAATAGTTAATGCATCAATTCGACCTACTCTACGAAAAATTTAAAGCCTATAGGCAACGCTATCGATTTGCTCCTAAAAGGGCAGAAACTGACCTTGATGAACTATTAGAAGAATTTCAAAAGGCTCTCGGTGGCTACCACAAAGAAGTGGATAGGAGCAATTTAAAATCCTGTCTTGAGACTACTCGTCTTTTAAAGAATTTCCAATGGCATAATCTTGTTAAAAAGGGTGAGCATATACTTGCCTTCCTCGACTTTTTTACCAGAGAGGAACTGGCCATACTTTTTAATGTGAAGAAAGGCACTCTCGATGCAAGGATGTTTCATCTTCATGGGAAGGGGAAGTTTAAAACGTTTTCTGATACTGAACTTCCGGCTGATGTTGAATATATCAAGAATATGTCCAATGAAGAGTTTCTTAACCTTGCGTCTATGCAGGCTCGATTGACGGTGATTAAAGCTCTTTCTTCTGCGAATGTGACACAGTTCTCGGTCGAGATGGCTAAACAGATACTTATCGGTGAACGTGACCAGAAGGTTAAAGATGTGGAAAAGATGTGGCAACTCTGTAAGGACTTCTTAGCCTGGTGGACGGGTGACTGTATCCCAAGGTTGGTGAGAAAAATCACTCAATCCAGACCTCCTTACGATGCGAAGGTGCTGGCCGCCGAAGTTGCCGATGACAAATATGATGAACTTAATAGGAAATATCGGGAGTTGAAACCCAGAGAGGAGACACCATGGGAAGCAGTAGTGAAAAAGGCAAAGCGAAGGGGGAAAATAAAGGACACACGGAAGATGGAGGAGCAGGAAGAGAAGTTGTTAAAGGCCAGTTCATCTACTGCTCCAAACGAGGCAGGGAATGCAGAATCGCCATTCAAGTCTGCGAGCGAGACAAGTGCAAGTTAGTGCCACATCTGGTTGAAGGCTATTACTATTGCCCAAGGGTTCCGAAGGTAAGAACAAGAGAAAAGAGGGTTAAGGAAAACTAATGCCCTTTAAGGCTACATTTCCAAAAGACACGACAATAATGTTGAGGGTCTTTAAATCCTATATTGATGGGTTGACTCGTGACTACTCCTTAACCTTCGTTGAACGATTGGTCAAATATTACAAGTATCACGATCAGGGTATTCAGTTCAGGGGTTTTGAGTGGCAAGTGCCAATGATTAACGACTTGCATCCCCGACAGGTGGCCGCCAAGCGTTCGCAGGTGGGCGTAACAACCATCTATATGTGGCAGACCATTCTATTCCTCGAACAGTATAGTTTAATGCCTTACTACTACATCTCCGATGAAGGCGTGGAGATGAGTCTTTATCCTACAGCTATCTATACCTTGGAAAACGATGACAAGATGCGAGAGTTCTCGGCTGATCGCTTACGGGACTTTATTAGAGAGAATCCTTATCTTGAGGATTTACTGGAAGAGGGAGAGGTTGACCAGATTTCCCTGAAGAAGTTTGGAAGAGCCGGTCTTTATCTTGGTGGTCGTAAAACGTTATCGAGCGTTACGACCATTCCCGCACAGTGGTTAAAGGGTGACGAGTGGGACCGAACGACTGATGAAACCATTGGGAGTCAGTTGGAGTCCCGTATTAAGGCATCTCCAATGTTTCGTGCTAAAACGCAGAGGGGTCATTTCGGTATATTCTCAAGTCCTGAAATGGGGAATGCAGGGGTTACAAAAATCTATAATGAACTCTCTGACCAGATGGTGTTTCTGATTAAGTGTTGTGCTTGCGGGGAGTGGCAAGAAATGTCATTCCCTGATTCTGTAGCCAATTACTATGAGAAGGGACAGAGGCAGAAGGGAGAAGTTTACTACCAGTGCTTGAAATGCTTTAAACCGTTGGATTGGTCTGAGATTGGTAAATGGAGAAAAGAAGAACCCTTGAAGTTGCATAACTGTGAGTGGGTGCCGATGCGCAAGGAATATTTTGACACCGTGACTCGGTATGGAGAGGGTTACAGGGGTTACAGGATTCCGTGGGCTTATTCTCAGCCCGCGCCTGAAGTCATGCGTGATCGGGACACAAAGGACACGGCTTATTTTCACCACCATGTTCTCGGTATTCCATACGAAGATAAACGGATGGGATTAACGGCTGAACTGTTTAAGGTTCTTGCCAAGCCCGACCTGAAGTTTATTTACGAACCCGGGTACGTGCATGTGATGGGCGTAGACCAGGGCTGTTACGCCTCGATTTGGAGATTGATACCGAACTCTAAAGACCATCTTGATCCTCACGATATTGGTCGCTGGCAGTTAGTTCATGTCGAATTTTCTCCAGATGAATTGGCATTTAAGACCTTCCTGAAGGGGCAGGGGGGCTTAATGATTCCCAAGCCTGGCCGACTCGATGAGTTGATGGAGCGATTCAACATCGTCTTATGCGTTATTGATGCCGAACCTGCCGGTAATGATGCTCTGAACTTTCAGAAGGATTGGCCGAAGAAGGTGTGGGTCAACCATTCGACAAGGGTAGATTTCGACGACCCGTATCTGGGCTTTAAGTGGCTTGACAAAGAAAAGACACCCGATGACGAGGAAATGTATGTTTGCCGGATCTCTGAAGATAAGACGGGAGTATTGGATGCCTATTTCAATTTTCTGTATAAGAATTCGCTGGATGTGCCTATGTATGAAGATGACATGGGACAATGGGTGACACACCATCTCAATATCAAGAAAACCATTACTGAAAAAAAATTGAGTTTCGGTAGAACTAAGCACGAGACCATATACTATAGCATAGGCGTGGGCGACCATTTTGGGCAAAGCGGGAAATTTACCTTCGAGGCAGCCAGTCTTTACCACAAGGTTGACTGGTTTAGTCCAAGTGTGATAATTGCGTCGGGGGCAATTTCGGGGGTGAAGTTTAAACAGGAGGGGAGACGATGAAAAAAATCCGGCACCAAATTAAATGCTGGTGGAGGGGGAGAAACCCGAAGTTGATGGGGAATAAGTATTCTTTCCGAAAGGAGTCTGTATGGTAGAGAGGGAAGATAAGACATTGGGATTCATTTTTGACCATACCCAATGCGACGGTTGCCATAAACTTGGAGCAACGCACTTCGACGGATATCACTTTTATTGTGAAGTTTGTTGGCAACAATTAGAAGTTGATGGGTAATGGGTATGCCAGAAAAATGATTCAGAGCACAGCAGAGCGAAGCGGAGCTAAGCGAAGCATAGCGCAGCACAGCAAACCAAACCAAATCAGGAGGTTAAACATGAAGAAAAAAGTTGCGATAATATCGGATCTACATTGTGGTCATCGGGCTGGTCTCACGCCACCGGATTGGCAATACTCAACGGAAAAGGATGGCGAAAAACGCAGATGGGGTAAACTTCAATCCGAACTATGGAATCAGTATTTGGAAATCATTCAAGATATAAAATCTATCGATGTTTTAATAGTTAATGGTGACGTGGTTGATGGGAAGAATCTAAGGGCAGGGGGAAACGAACTCATTACTTCAGATCGCATCGAGCAGGCTAATATGGCCGCAGAATGCATTAATGCCTGGAAATGCAAAACGATTGTTATGACTTATGGAACCCCCTATCACGGTGGAGTTGATGAAGATTGGGAAAAGATAGTTGCCAAAGAGGTGGATGCCGACATTAAAGACCACGGATTTTATGACATTGCAGGATTTATTTTTGATGTTAAGCACCACATTTCCAAATCGGTTATGCCTTACGGGCAGATTACACCCCTGTTGAGGGAGGGAGAATGGAATATTAAATGGTCAGTTGTCAAAAATAACCAACCGAGGGCCGATGTCTTGATACGAAGTCACGTCCATTATAGGGAAATGGCCTACCATGATAATTGCTGGCATATTATCACGCCCGCCCTGATGGGACTTGGTTCTAAGTTTGGGGCAAGAATATGTTCCAATATTGTTGATTGGGGTGTCACACTCGTAGAGGTCGAAAAAGACAAGGAGGTATCTCCGTGCTTCATTACACCAGAGGTAGAATCAGAAAAATCGGCAATAAGAAAATTATAGTGCCTGCCAGTCGGGAAGACGAGGGTCCAGAGATAGACGACTTCATACTTAGTGACGAGGCATTTTGTGAATATTACGTCAAGGTTTTTAGACCTCAATCAAGGATTGAGTTTCTGGGTATGCCAGAAAAATGATTCGAAGCTAAGCTAAGCGTAGCGGAGCACAGCATAGCGAAGCAGAGCAAAGCACAGCACAGCAAACCAAACCATAAAACGGAGGTAAAATGAAA